CTAATGGGCTTTTTTCTTTTTTGAGTCATACTTTGGGTCATACTTTTTATTGTTTTCAAGATTTGAATTAAAAAGTGTGACTATCTTTTTGCTAAATTCAGATTGTTTGTCTTTTAGTGTGTGTTGATAAATTTGTTGTAATACTGCAACATCTTCCCACCCACCAATTTCGCAAATATACTTGTCTGGTATTCCGTTTGCGTGACACTCACTAGCAAAGTAATGACGGAGTTTGTGGAATGTTGTGTTTATTTCAACCTCATCCCTTAATTTCTTAAACCATCTTTGAATATCCTTTGGTGTACATCCAAAATACTTCCAATCTCTTAGTTCTTTAATTATTGATGTAGGCAGAGGAACAAACCTTGTACCGGCTTTAGTTTTAGTAGTATGCTTCACAATATACTTGTTTTGACTGTTAATAACCATGGCTTTGTTTATATACACACCAAAGTCTGTTATATCCTCTTTAGTTAATGCACACACCTCAGACCTTCTGAGACTTCCGGCACTTGCGAGAAGTATAGGAACTCTGATTCTCTCATCTGCCTTAGCAAGTAATCTATTAACCTCAGCAGTTGTAGGTATTATGTATTCCTTCCTTGGTCTCTGTGGTTTAGGCAATGTAGTATGTAACCTTAATTGTGGTCGATACATATTAAGTACAGCAGTAAGTAAACCATAACGAATTCTTACTGTTTTAGGAGAAAAAGAAACTGAAATCTCATTAACTGCTACTTGAATATCATACTGGGTTAATTTTGACAACTTAGTATTCATTAGTTTAGGAAAAGAATTCTTTGATACTGATATATACCCTCTTATTGTTGATGGTGACAAAACGGCAGACTTACTATTAATGTACCTCTTGTAAGCCTCTTTCAATGTCATATCCTCATATGTATCACTATCTTTATTCAGTAGGTATTCATTTGCAAGGAACTGAACTTCTTTTCGTGTTGGAGCAGTAAAAGACCTGTAGTGCTTTTTATTGTCACTATCTGTATAATCATACACTCTAACTCTCCATTTACCACTAGGCATTTTCTTAGGCTTTGCCATACATTTACACATCCTTTCTAAAAAAGGGTGCAAAAATCCCTTGTAAATTATATTGAAAAATTTACAAGGGTATGATACAATATTACTTGCATTTTGATGTATCATTGCACCCTGTGTAATGATTATCGTCCTTTGGTGCTACCAACACCGAAGGGCGATTTTGTATATTTATTCATTTACTTAATAATATCTTGTGCATTTTTTACAAATATGCTTATTTTACAATTTTTTTAATTTACTGTATAATCCTAAATATAGAAATAAGTTTCAATTGCACCAACTATACTATCAGTGTTCCAATTTACCGTTGTATCAGCAACAACTTGAATATCTGTTGGCATTAAAGTGTTGCCCCAAGGTTTTACTGCAATAATAGGTTTGTTATATTTTTGTGCAATTTCAATTTCTTTTTCCATCCATTCTCTGTTATTGTAGTACATACCTGAGATTACAATAACACAATTAACAAGTTTAATCTTATTTTCAATAGCACTTGTTATTTGTGATTTGTTTGTTACCGGTGTACCATCAGTATTAGTTAGTGGGTTGTACTCCGGTGCAGAGAAATTCTTGTATCTAAAATAGGATGCATTATCCAATAATGTTACAAGTTTATCATATGAGTCACCATATTTCCAAGCGTGACTTATAAATATATTAAATGTTCTGATAATAAAACCACCTTTCAAAAATTAGGAGTAAAAAATGCAAGAAAATATTAAAAAGTACAGAAAAAAGCCTGTAATAATTGAGGCTTATAAGACTGATAAAAAATTAGTAATTCACACCTTAGAGGGGGATATGGTTGCAAGTCCCGGTGACTATGTAATAACAGGTGTTAATGGGGAAAAATACCCTTGCAAACCTGATATATTTGAAAAGACTTATGAACCTGTTGAAGATTGATTGTTATTGGAATACATGTTATTCCAGTTATCAAACTCTTTTGTAAAGTATTGTTCGCAACTTTCAACAAGAAGTGCAAAAGCCTCTTCATCTGAGGTGCTTTTGAATTCAGCTGACTTTGTATAATATCTGTGTAGTACACTTTTAAGTAATTCACAGTTTGTCCTATACTGTACCCAAAGTTCTCTATGTTTGTATAGAGAATTTATACTTGAAAGAATTGTTGCAGTTGAGCTAAATACTGCTATAAGTATTTTAACAAAACAGTTTATGCAATTAAAGTCAAGTAGTAATGTTGCAATAGGTATAGTGGCAGTAATTATAATAGAAATAACTGATAATCTCTTATATACCTTTTGCTCTTTGGCACTTTTATTATCGTACCATTTTATCTGCCCAATTAGTCTGTTTTGAATATATGATTTAATAGTATCGTCATTATATCTGAATTCATCAGCAATGTTGTATTGTTCTTTAACCTTTTTCTTCATATTAATACACCACTGTTCTATGCTCTACCTTATGTAAGGTAGAGTTTTTTATTATAAATTAAGTGCTTTCTTATAGTCCACAATCCATTGTGGTTTATAACCGTTGGAATATTGGAATTTATTATTTTTGATTTCGGCTACTTTTACAAAACCGTTTTCGTTATCATAAAAGATAACTTCATCACAAAGTGGAAGTACAGATTCCAGTGACTTAATTCTTTTGTCAAATCTGCGTTTAACATCATCAGAAGGAATGTTGTGACCACCCTTTCTAACTCTGTTAGCAATACGGTTTATGCTTTCTTCCATTGAATTAAGACCAACATAGTACATTGTAACATAGTAGCCTTGCTTTCTAGCTTGTTTAATGGTTCGTACAGTTCTATGACCGGCAAGAGTAGTTTCTTGTGTGAAAGAAATATTGTTGTCTAGGCAGTAGTCTATTTCTTCTATTGCCTTTTTACCTGCCTTAATGTTATCAAAGTTGTTTTCCTTTGCAATAACATCTGCATCTATAATGTGACCTAGAAGAACATTCTGACCTTCAAGTACACCTCTTAAACTTGACTTGCCTGTACCATTAACTCCGGCTATTAAAATATAATTGTTCATTTTATCACCTTGTTTAACTTAGTAATATATCGTTATTGAGTTTATTATTTAAGTATTGACATAATATGCCAAAATATATTATAATCATACTGAAAGTGAAGCAACCACTCTTTTACTTTCTTATAAGCACTATCTTGTTCCCATCAAGGTAGTGCTTTTTCTTTATATATTACCGTAACGATTCGTGACGATATTATTTATGCAATAACATCCAATAAATTTAAGCTTTATTGGATTTAAAAGTTGCAAGTATTCTTTTTTCTTCTAAATCTACTAAAGATTTAAGAATTATATTTTCTTTTATTTGTTGATTTTTAGATAATATTCTTATGTTATCAATATCTACTCCAGAAATATACTGTTTAATTTCATAAGCTAACGAAATAATCCTATTCTGTATAACCGTTGGAGAAACACGAAATTTAGATGAAATTTTTTCGCAAAATTCGAAAGTACCTATACCTTGTGTTAGATGTGCATAATTACTTTTAATTAGGGGTAACAACTCTTTGTATGGTACTAATAGTTCTGCTGTACCTTCATTTGCAAGCCATTCACTATACTTATTTTGATGCGGTTGTACTTTATCATAACAAGTAAAAGTTTGACCTTGATTTTTGCCAGCAAAACAAATGTGCATTAATTCGTGAAAGCCATGAAAATTTTGAATAGAAGAATCTAAATTAGAATTAACTAATATACAATTTAAACTGCTATCTTTATCTGCAATTATTGCCATACCTCTTAAACCATTTGTTTTAAAAGGCACGCTCTTTATATCTAGATCATCAAATCTTGAACAAATGTCAAAAATGTCAAATGGTTGATTAATTCCATTAATTAAAAGTTTATGTCTAAGTTCCTCTATACGCAAGTATAATTCTTCTTTATTGATAATTAGTCACCGTCTTTCTTATTTCGCATAGCTTTTATTGTTTCTATAGCTAACTTTATATCATCAGGGTCAATACCTTCTTCTTGTGCTGACTTAGCTAAGCTAAAGTAAACATCATTAAGTTGTGGACTATCGTTGGAAGATGAGTTTATCTCTTCTTCTGTTGTGAAATTGTAATTCTCTGAAAAGTTCCCCATGTTATCAGTTTTTAGTGCTAACCAATCAGGATTTACATTTAAGGCTTTTGACATTGCGTGCAAAACAGGAACTTTAATGCGTTCAACCTTTCCTGATTCATATCTTTGAATTGTAGATTTATTTAACCACAATATATTACCTAAATCTTCTTGTGTCATGCCTAACTCTTCACGCCTTATTTTTATTCTTTGACCTATGAGTTTCTTATTATCTTTCATTTTAGACGCCCCTTCCAGTAACAAAATAATAGCATATTTAATTGCAGAATGCAATATTAATTATAAAAAAGTTTCAAAAAAGTTGCGAAATGCTATTGACAATTGTTTTCTTCAATGATATTATTTAGCTATCAAGTTGCAAAATGCAACCAAGTAAGGAGGCGAAATTATGCTAAATACAAATAAGTTAAAAGCAAAAATGAAAGAAAAGGCAATTACACAAAATGATGTTGCAAAGGCATTAGGAATCTCTACATGTGCATTTAATTTAAAAATTAATAACAAAAGGCCATTGTTTCTTGAAGAGGCTAATAAACTTTGCATAATTCTTAGTATTTCTGATGATGAGTTTAGAAATTATTTTTTTGTCAATTAGTTGCATTTTGCAACTAGAAGTTTGGAGGCTAAAATGAACAATTTAACAAAATGGAATTTTGAAAATTCCGAAGTAAGAACACTAACCATTGAGAATGAACCATATTTTGTTGGTAAAGATGTGGCTGATGTTTTAGGTTATAACAATACTAAAGACGCATTATCAAGACATGTTGATAGCGAAGACAAAACCGTAATCCAAAGGTCGGAAAACACGACCTTAGAAATTCCTAATAGAGGATTGACAGTCGTAAATGAATCCGGTCTTTACAGTCTTATCTTATCAAGTAAGCTACCGACTGCAAAGAAATTTAAGAGATGGGTAACATCTGAGGTTCTTCCATCTATTCGTAGAAACGGTATGTATGCAACAGATGAATTAATTGCAAATCCTGATTTAGCAATCAAGGCATTTATGGCTCTCAAAGAGGAAAGAGAGAAAACAAAAGCTTTGAATGAAACTGTTGCAGTTCAAACACAACAGATTGCAGAGTTAAAGCCTAAAGCTAGTTACTATGATGTAGTTCTTAATTGTAAGGATTTGATTTCAGTAACAGAGATTGCAAAAGACTATGGTAAGACAGCGCAATGGCTTAACAATATTCTTCATGAGGAGGGTATTCAGTATAAGCAGGGTAATAAGATTTGGTTATTGTATAAGAAGTATGCTGATAAAGGCTATACAAACACCAAAACTCAAACTTTTAATGGTTCTGATGGTAAGGTGCACACCAAAGTACATACCTACTGGACACAGAAAGGTAGATTATTTATCTATGACCTACTAAAGAAAAAATGTGTTCTTCCATTAATTGAATTAAGTAATGATAATTAAGGAAAGAGGTGATTTTAATTGATAAAGATAAAGCACAACAATGAAACCTATGTTGAAGAAAGTGATCTATGGATGATTTGCCAATGTATTGACTCTTTAGTTTATTTACTTAATGAATTAGAAGAAGATTACTTGGCGATTAATCCAGATGATAAAGAACAACATTTTAAGCTTATTTATGATTATCCAAGAACAAGAGCAAAGCTCTTTATAATCTCAAAGTTTGTTCACGATATAGATAATTATTTAAGGGACAATGGAATAACCATCTATGAAGATCAAAAGCCTTCAAATTAAGGTTAATCTGAGTTATAGGACAATCAAGACACAACATAATTTTTAGAGAGGTGATGAAATGGCAAAAGAGTTAGCTTATAGGGTATGGGTAAATGATGGTGGCAAGCAAGTGTTGTGGGCAGAAAAGGACCACAACGGCAACAAGACCAATCATCTAACAAAAGAACAAGAACAACGCTATATTAATGGCATATGTTCAAGAATAAGTCAGGGTATGACTGACTATGTGAATAACCATCCTAATTCAGCACTACTGAATTAGGTAAAAGAAAGGAAGTGAAAAAAGTGGGAAGTATAGCATTTGCAATCATTGTTTTAACTTTGGTGGTACTGATTATTGCCATTATAGGTTGTCTGAATAAGGCACATACTGACAATACCAAGTGGCTACAGAATAGCTGGAACGAAGTGATGAACGAACAAAGGCACTTGCTTGAGATGATTAGGGAAAACCAAAATCAGATAGCAAGACTGCTAAGAAAGTTGGAGAGTGAAGATGAAAGAAAAGATTAAAGCAGTAGGACTTGCAGTATCAATAGTGGTTACAATCATTGTTTCCTTAGTACTACATATCAATCTAATGTCAAAGTATGGTGGTTTCTTACTTCTTCCGTTTCTCTACTTTGGTATGGTCTATGTTTTGCCACGCATATTGTCTTATATTATGGACGATCTCAAGGTGGCATACAGTAGGGAAAACCTTTGTATCACTAAGGATGATTTTCAGACAAAGTGTTTTGAAGAGGCACTAGGCACAAAACCGGAAGAAGTTGAACGCATTGTTGAGGGTCAGGAAGTATGAACACAAAGTACATTTTTCCGTTGCTATTAATAGCACTTGATGTAGGTGCTGCAATAGTTTATGGCATCAACAAAGACATCAGAATGGCAACATATTGGATTGCTGCTGCAGTCCTTAATATATGTGTAACATTTTAGGGGGTGAGAGAAAATGAACGAAATAGGATATTCAGTTAGAAAAATTGTTGAACAGACAGATGCTTGTTTTGTAACTACTGGTATAAGACAAGACAATGTTATGTTGAAGTCCATTGTTGCAATTAGTGCTGAAGATGCAGAAGAATTAAGTACACTTCTTGCAGCTTTGTTTCAATCGATATTAGAAAATGGATACGAAGACTCAATGTTGGACGCTGTGATTGCAGGAGCTTTAGAAAAAGCTAAAGAATTATATTTGGCACAATAAAAAAGCCACTAAGGAACTGCAATTCCCTAGTGACTAGAAAGGTGTTCCTATTACGGAACATATTAGAATAATCTTATTTCATTTTAGAGAAAAATTTCTAAAATGTCAAGTTTTTTTAAATGAAAGGAATAGTAAAAATGTCAATTAAGATTTCATCATTAGAAGTAGAAAATGTTAAGAGAGTTAAGGCAGTGTCCTTAACTCCTACTGCTGAGGGCTTAACTGTCCTTGGTGGTAGAAACGGTCAAGGCAAAACATCTGTACTGGATAGTATTGCATGGTGTCTTGGTGGTAACAAGTTTATGCCATCATCTCCTAAGAGAGATGGTTCTACAATTCCACCACACCTAAAGATTAAGCTATCTAACGGTATTGTGGTTGAGAGAAGTGGCAAGAATAGTAGCTTAAAGGTCATTGACCCGGAAGGTAACAAAAGTGGACAAATATTGCTGAATGAATTTATCAGTTCCTTTGCTCTTGATTTACCAAAGTTTATGAGTGCATCAGGAAAAGAAAAGGCAGATATTCTACTACAGATTATTGGTGTTGGTGATGAACTTTATATGCTGGAAAATAAAGAAACCACAACATACAATCAAAGACACACTATCGGTCAGATTGCAGACCAAAAGAAGAAGTATGCTCTTGAAATGGAAGAGTATGAGGGCGTACCTTCTGAACTTATTTCTCCTTATGACTTAATTAAGCAACAACAAGCAATACTTGTACAGAACGGTGAGAATCAGAAGAAAAGGGAACATTTAAGTTCATTGGAAAGTCAAAACGAGTCCCTTAATACTGAAATTGCTACTTTAGAAAGAAATTTAGCAGAATTAAAGGATAAGAGAAGAACTATACTATCTGACATTGAAATTGCAAAAACTTCTGTACAGGGACTTGAAGATAAGTCAACTGCTGAACTTGAAGAAAGTATTGCTAATATTGATAGTATTAACCGTAAGGTTAGAGCAAATCTTGATAAAGCGAAAGCTGAAGAAGATGCCAAGAATTATCAAGAACAGTACAACAATCTAACACATCAGATTGAAGAAATACGCAAGAAGAAGTATGACCTACTTAACAATGCTAATCTCCCTTTACCGGGTCTATCAGTTGAAGGTAAAGAATTAACTTATAAAGGCTATAAGTGGGACAATATGAGTGGTGCAGAGCAGTTAAAAGTAGCTACTGCTATTATCAGAAAGCTAAATCCGAATTGTGGTTTTGTACTATTAGATAAGCTGGAACAAATGGATGTTGAAACACTGGCAGAATTTAATCAGTGGCTTGAAAGTGAGAACTTACAAGCTATTGCAACCAGAGTGTCAACCGGAGATGAATGTTCCATCATTATTGAAGATGGATATGTTAAGAATACAGAACAAAAGCCTTTTGTAAAAAAGGAATTTAAGATGGGAGAATTTTAATTATGGCTACTAGAAAGGTTACTAAACCAAAAAAATGTGTAAATACAGTAAATACAGGCAAAGCACTTAACTGTGGATATACAAAGGTAAGGGTTGAGCCTGAACAGTGTGTTCCAATTACTGTTATTGCAAGTATGACAGGCAAAACTATTCAAAGTGTTGTAACTGAACTATTACAGTTTGCAATCGACAATGCAGTAATTGATGTTAATGGTGAAAGAGTGCCAATATCTAATCGGCAACAAGGAGGTACAAAATGAACATTTCAAGTGGAGTAATTATGTCAGCCCAGAAGATTGTAATTTATGGTCCTGAGGGAATTGGTAAGTCAACAATGGCATCTAAGTTTCCTAGTCCTGTTTTTTGCGATACAGAGGGTGGCACAAAAAGACTTAATGTTAGTAGATTTGATAGACCAACTTCAATGGAAATGGTTATTAAACAGATTGAATATGTTAAGCAGAACCCTAATGTATGCAAAACATTTGTTCTTGATACTGCTGATTGGCTGGAAAAGTTATGTGGTCAATCAGTATGTGCATCTGCACAGAAGAAAGGTATTGAGGACTTTGGCTATGGTAAAGGTTATGTATATCAGTCAGAGGCTTTTGGTAAGATACTTAATCTGTTAGAAGACTTGATTGATATACATATTAATGTTGTGGTACTTGCTCACGCTACTATGAGAAAGTTTGAACAACCTGATGAAATGGGTGCTTATGATAGATGGGAACTAAAGCTGGACAAAAGAAATGCTCCTTTATTAAAAGAATGGGCAGATGCAGTATTCTTTGTCAATTATAAGACTTATGTGGAGAAAACAGACAACAACAAGTACAAGGCTACAGGTGGCAAGAGAGTAATGTACACAGAGCATAATCCTTGTTGGGATGCAAAAAACAGATACGGTCTTGATAGGGAAGTACCTTTTGAATACTCTGTGATTTCTCCATTTATCCCTAGTGACAGTACAACAACTACTGTTGTATCAGAACCAAAACCACAACAAGTAGTTACAAGTGACCCTATTTCTGAACTTGATGACCTTGTAGAAGATGATGTACCAACTTCACCACCGGTGGAGCAACAAGCAACTAATGTTCCGATTCCGGAAGGATTGCCTAAGAAGTTAGTAGATCTGATGAAAGCTGATAATGTGTCAGAAGAGGATATTCAACTTGTTGTGGCACAAAAGGGATATTTCCCACAAGATACAAAGATAAAGGACTATGGTAATGAGTTTATTGAAGGTTGGTTAATTACTTTCTGGGATAAAGTTGTAGGACTGATTAACCAAAACAATGATTTACCATTTGATTAAAGAAAGGATGATTTTATATGGCAGAATACAATAACAATGATGTAGCAATGGGTTGGGACGACACCATTGAAAATGATAGTGAGTTTGTTCTTCTTTCTGAAGGTACATACGATTTTGAGATTTTAGGCTTTGAAAGAAAGAGATTTGAAGGTAGCACAAAGATGTCAGCTTGTCCTAAAGCTGAACTATCAATTAAGCTAACTTCAGAAGCAGGTTCTGCTACTGTTAGAGAAAACCTACTTCTTAACAAAAAAGTTGAGTGGAAACTGTGTCAGTTCTTTACTTCTATTGGTTTGAGAAAACATGGAGAACCTTTACGAATGAATTGGAGTGAAGTAACAGGCAGAAAAGGTAAGTGTAAGGTTAGTGTAGATAAATACACTAATGATAAAGGCGAAGAAAGAGAAATTAACAGAATCAAAGAATTCTTAGAACCTAACGAAACCCCACAACAAAACAGTCAGTCTAAAGCCTTTGTGCCGGGTCAGTTTTAATGGGTGAAATTAAGTTAAGACCATATCAGCAAGAGGCAAAAGAAAAGGTTTTTGAAAAGTGGAATAGTGGGGACAAGAAAACTCTTTTGGTTCTTCCTACCGGGTGTGGTAAAACAATAGTTTTTGCAAAGATTACAGAAGATTGTGTAAGACAAGGGGCAAGGGTTTTAATCCTTGCCCATAGAGGCGAACTGTTAGAACAAGCCTCTGACAAAATAGAAAAGGCTACCGGACTGAAAAGTGCAGTAGAAAAAGCTGAAAACTCCTGTATTAACAGTTGGTATAGAGTTGTTGTAGGTTCAGTCCAAACACTTATGAGAGATAAAAGACTAAATCAATTTAGTTGTGATTACTTTGACACAATTATTATTGATGAAGCACATCATGTTATCTCTGATAGTTACCAAAAAATACTTGAACATTTTTCTGAGGCTAATGTACTTGGTGTTACTGCAACACCTGACAGAGGTGATATGAAAAATCTAGGACAAGTGTTTGATAGCCTTGCATACGAATATACCCTTCCACAAGCTATTAAGGAAGGGTATTTAACTCCTATTAAGGCAGTAACAATACCACTTAAACTTGATTTATCAGGTGTATCAACACAAGCCGGTGACTTTAAAGCCAGTGATATTGATACTGCACTGGACCCATATTTGTATCAAATAGCAACAGAAATGAAGAAGTATTGTGCAAACAGAAAGACAGTAGTTTTTCTGCCACTTGTAAAGACTTCACAGAAGTTTAGAGATATTTTAAATACTCAGGGCTTTAATGCAGCCGAAGTTAATGGCAACAGTACAGACAGAGCAGAAGTGTTAAATGATTTTGAAAACAATAAATACAATGTTCTGTGTAATTCAATGCTTTTAACGGAAGGCTGGGATTGTCCATCAGTTGATTGCATTATTGTATTAAGACCAACAAAAGTAAGAGGTCTTTATTGTCAAATGGTTGGCAGAGGTACAAGACTATGTAAAGGTAAAGAAGATTTATTACTTCTTGATTTTCTGTGGCATACAGAAAGACACGAACTATGCAGACCTGCTCACTTAATTTGTACATCTGACGAAGTGGCAAAGAAAATGACTGAAAATTTAGCAGAAAATTCAGGTTGTCCTATTGACATTGAAGAGGCTGAAGAAAAGGCATCAGAAGATGTTGTTGAACAGAGAGAAAGAGCACTTGCAGAACAACTGCAAAAAATGAAAACAAGAAAAAGAAAACTTGTTGACCCTTTGCAATTTGAAATGTCAATTCAAGCAGAAGATTTATCTTCATATGTTCCGGCTTTTGGTTGGGAGATGGCACCACCTAGCAAAAAGCAAGTACAAGCACTTGAAAAACTAGGTATTTTTCCGGATGAAATTGATAACGCAGGTAAGGCTACAATGCTACTTGAAAGACTACAAAAACGCAAAGAAACAGGACTTACCACACCTAAGCAAATTAGATGTTTAGAGCGTTATGGCTTTCAGCATGTTGGTGAATGGCAATTTGAAAATGCAAAGAAAATGATAGATAGAATTGCTGCTAATGGTTGGCATGTACCTAGAAATATTAATCCGTCACAGTATAGAGAGGGTGAATAGCGATATGAATAATAAGCTGAATTTAGTTGAATTAATTAAATATATTGACCCTTCAAGGCTAGACTATCAGGAATGGGTAAATGTTGGTATGGCTCTTAAACAAGAAGGTTATTCTGAATATGACTGGGACAGTTGGAGCAGTAGAGATAGTAGCAGATACCACAGTGGTGAATGTCATAAGAAATGGGCAACATTTAATGGCAGTTCATCACCGGTAACTGGTGGCACTATATATCAAATGGCTTGTGACTTTGGTTACAAGCCACCTGTTGGTGCACCTGATGAAGCTATGAACTGGGATGATGAAATCAGTAATGACCCATTGAAAGTTATAGATGGTGGTTTTGAAATTGAAGAATTAAAACTACCTAAGGAGTGGCACCCTAAAGAACAACTTATTAAATACCTTAGTGTATTGTTTGAGGCTGACGATAATGTGGGATATGTAACAGACTGTTGGCAAACTGCTGACGGTAAGAACTTACCTACAAAGGGTAATTATGATAGAACTGCAGGTCAGTTAATAGAAGAATTGTCAAAGTTAAAAGATGATGATATAGGTGCAGTATTTGGGGATTACAACAAAGATGTAGGTGCTTGGATAAGGTTTAATCCTTTAGACGGTAAAGGTGTTAAAAATGACAATGTAACCGACTACCGTTATGCACTTGTAGAATCTGATGAAATACCTATTGAAACTCAAAATACTATTATCAGAGAACTTGAATTGCCGGTAGCTTGTCTTGTACATACAGGTAATAAATCTATTCACGCTATTGTAAAGATAAATGCTACAAATTATGAAGAATACAGTAAGAGAGTAAATTATCTTTATAAAGTTTGTGACAAGAACGGCTTTATTACAGATAAGCAGAACAAAAACCCATCAAGACTAAGCAGAATGCCCGGTGTTGAAAGAAAAGGTAAGAAACAATATTTACTTGATACCAACATAGGCAAAGAAAGTTGGGATGAATGGTATGAGTGGATAGAAAGTATTAATGATGATTTACCTGAACCGGAAAACCTAACAGATGTTTTTGATAACTTACCTGAACTATCACCACCACTAATTGATAATGTTCTCAGACAAGGTCACAAAATGCTTATAGCCGGACCATCTAAAGCCGGTAAGTCTTTTGCACTTATTGAACTTACTATTGCAATAGCTGAGGGGAAAAAGTGGTTAGGCTTTGATTGTACTAAAGGTAAAGTTATGTATGTTAATCTTGAACTTGATAAAGCAAGTTGTTTACATAGATTTGCTGATGTATATAAGAAACTAAATTGGCAACCTAATGCCATAATGAATATTGATATATGGCATTTAAGAGGTAAAGCCTCACCAATGGATAAATTAGCACCTAAGCTAATCCGTAGAGCCTTAAAAAAGAACTATATAGCAGTTATTATTGACCCTATATACAAGGTTCTTACAGGTGATGAAAACAGTGCAGAACAGATGTCTAAGTTCTGTAATCAGTTTGACAAAATTTGTGCCGAACTGGGATGTGCAGTAATTTACTGTCACCATCACTCAAAAGGTAATCAAGGTACTAAGAAGTCTATGGACAGAGCCTCAGGCAGTGGTGTTTTTGCTCGTGACCCTGATGCCATGTTAGACCTTATAGAACTAGAAATTGACGATAATCTTATTAAGTATCAAGAGAACAAAGCTGAATGTGCTATTTACTATAAATATCTGAAAAGATTTGTTTCTAATATTGATGAGGAGGTTTCTCAGGATGATTTAGAAAGTTCCTACAATATGGAAAAGATAGCCGAAAATAAGCTAAGTAAGAATACTTTAGCTTTGGCTAGGGCTGAATTTCAAGAAGAAAGAAAGTCCATCAAAACTCGTTCAGCTTGGAGAATTGAAGGTACATTAAGAGAGTTCCCTAGGTTCTCACCAATCAACTGTTGGTTCAATTATCCTATACATCAGATTGATGATACAGGTGTTTTAAGTGATATTGACAGTAGTAGCCAAATGAATAGTAAAAACTCAAATTACAAGAAAAATTTTGGCAACAAAAAAAGTGCTGAAGAACGAAAGAATGAACGAAAAGAATCATTAGAAGTTGCCTTTAGTGCAGTTCAAGAAAATGGTCAAGCCAGTATTGAAGACCTTGCATCCTATATGGGAAAATCAGAAAGAACTGTCAGAAGAAACTTAAAAGAACACGGTAGTTTTTGGATAGATGATAATAGTATAGGTCTTAAAAATAGTTCTAATTAAGAATAATAGATGATATTTTCATAGTCAGTGACATTGTCATTTATTCGAGTTTGTCAATGACTGCCATTGTCAAAGTCGATTTTTTGTCAATGACAATGTGAGTGACAAAGTCGATAAATTATTCGAGTTTGTCAATGTCAATGACAAACTATATATATTATATATATATAAAAGGGGTTTTAAATTCCCCTTTTATATTAAGTAATAATATACACGAAAAAGCAGAAGTTTAAAAATAAACGATTTACACAGAAAGGATATAAAATGAAGACTACTGAATTTTTTATGCCTATGGACCCACCAACAATTACACATCAAGAAAAGAAAATTAGTTATGTGAACGGTAAACCAATCTTCTATGAAGAACCAAGACTGAAAGAGGCTAGGTCAAAACTTGAAGCATATTTAAGCAAATATGTTCCAAAGGAAATGTTTGTTTCAGGTGTATCACTTGTTACAAAGTGGTGTTTCCCACTAAAGGGAAAACATAGTGATGGTGACTATCGTACAACAAAGCCTGATACAGATAACTTACAAAAGCTTTTGAAAGATGTAATGACTAAGTTAGGCTTTTGGAAAGATGATGCACTTGTTTGTTCTGAACTGGTAGAAAAGTTTTGGGCAGATATTCCCGGTATCTATATCAGGATAAAGGAGTTGCCTGTAAATGGACATTTCTCAAGTTAAGAAATATTTGAATAGGCAAGTAAGTTATAAGGGAAGTCTTTATAACTTGGTTGGTTGTATTATCAGACGAAGTACAAAAGAAAACAAGTTTATATATCAAGCTGAACTACAAGACAGTTTAGCTACAAATTCTTTAGTGGTATGTAAACTTGATGATGTTGAAATAAGGAGTAACAATAATGGAAATTAAGAGAGTATGTGCAGTATGTGGAAATGAGTTTACTGCAAGAAACCACAATGCAAAGTTTTGCAGTTATGAGTGTGTAAAGACACACAACAGAGTAAAGAACCAAAGGCTAAAGCAAGAACAAGCTAAAACACCAAAGCAGTCAAGAGAACATAACCTTAACCGTACTTTGTATAACTTACATAAGTACAACGAAGAAAACGGTACAAGGCTAAGCTACGGTCAGTATAGAGCTAAGATTGAAACAGGAGAGATTGCGATATGAGTAATTATATTGATACTTCAAAGGGCAAATATATTGATGTTACAGAATTAGGAGAAATGCTTGATAATAATGAATATGATATTATTTGTGAGCAGAATTTTCCATGTTCTTCTTATGGAATGACAACAGATGATTTTATAGACCTGATTAATGATTGCAAAAGAGTAAACTTGGGTAAGGCTGTTTCAAAACGAACACCTAAGAAGGTGGTATCAAGCAAAAAAGCATTGCTTGATAAATTTTGTCCTAGTTGTCATAAGAACCTTACTATGTTTAGTGCTAGTTGGGAATATAATTACTGTCCTCATTGTGGACAGAGGTTAGATTGGAGTGATAATAATGGAAATTAAAAGAGCACTTGAAATCATTGAAGAAGAAATGCCTTTCACTAGTGGGGTTATTGAAGAAGCATTGGACACTATTAGAGATGTTGTTGCAAAACAAACACCTGAGAAAGTGATGCCAAGTTGTTACAGTTCAACTGTTAAGAGATGCCCTCGGTGTGGTGAAATAACTATGGATAGTGGCAAATATAATGGCGTTATAAATGCTTATTGCACAAGGTGTGGACAGAGGTTAGATTGGAGTGATAACCTTGAACGCTAAAGAGTATTTAAGTCAAGTACAATCGAAAGAAAGACAGGTCAAAAAGCAAGAGGACTACATAGCAAGGTTGAAAGAAACACTTGATGTTGCAGGAGTAAGGTATGACAAAGAAGTTGTACTGAGTTCACCGGATCCTGATCCAATGGCAAAAGTCTTTTCAAAAATCTGTGAAGAAGAAAAGAAACTTGAAAAATTGATGAGAGAATGTTCTGATTTTAGACTAATGGTGATGGAAGAAATTAACCTGCTTGATAACTTTGTGTATAGAAAATTATTGTTTATGGTGTATATTCATGGTATGAATTTAGCAGAGTATTCTAAGTCAGAAAATTATAGCTATGGTTATATTAGAAATATGCACATAAAAGCATTGAAACAATTTGAAGAAAAATTTTTGTAAAAATGTGACCTATATGTTACATTTAAGTGACAGCTAGGTGACTTGTATATTACAGTCAAAATATGTTATCATTAAACTACCCAAAAATGGAAAACCGAAAGAGATAGATAAGATTGCAAGAATGATTTTCACTTCTACTATTCCTCTTATAAAAAATTCAGCATTGCCCACCTAAACACTTAGGTGGGTTTTGTTGTAGTGAAATTCATATATATAACCATCATATTTTATATATACTGACAATTTATTGCAAATTACAACATTTTTTGTTGAATAAGTGTATAATATAATATGAGGTGATTATTGAAATGAAAAAGGTAAGTCATAACATAAGAAAAAGATTAATAAAAGATACGAATATTCGATTATGTAAAAAGGACACTTATGTTAATATGAAATTAAAATTATGTAATTACATATATAGCAATATGAGTATTCAAGAAATAAAGAATGAAATAATTTATTTAGATTTATATAATTTTCGTGTCGATAAAATTTTATCACATATAAAAAGTATTATTGATGTAATTATGGCTGCGTTGATTGGGATTTCATCTATAATTATCGCCTGTGATAAAGATTTATTTGACATAATCACAAATGAATTACTCTGGTTTACAATATTTGTAGTATCAATTCTTTATATTTTAGATTTTGCGGATGATTTAAAACAGAAAAAATGTGATACCAACCAAAAATATTGTAAATTAAAATTAGAATGTTTAAACAAAGTCCTAAATGTTAAGCTTGAAGAACTTAATAATCCAAAACAAAAAACGGATTACAATCACAAGCATTTTAAGGTAAAAGTTTCGTCAATTAAATAAACTTCCAAAGGTTAAGCGCTGCTTAGCCTTTTTCTTTTGCATTTTAATAAAGAGAGGTGGTGGATTTGGCAAAGGGAAAATATCAAAAGTGGTTACTAAAAGAAAATTTATTATTGCTGGAGGGTTGGGCTAGAGATGGTTTAACTGATGAACAGATAGCAAAGAATATGGGTATTTCAGTTAAGACTTTATTTAACTATAAAACAAACCATTTACCGATTTTACAAGCCTTAAAAAAAGGTAAAGAAGTTGTTGACTATGAAGTTGAAAATGCTTTGCTTTCATCAGCACTAGAGGGCAATACAACGGCTCAAATATTTTGGCTTAAAAACAGACGACCTGATAAGTGGAGAGATAAGCAGAAAGAAGAAACAGACACAACGGCACTTAATAAGCTGGATAATATTTTGAAAGAGATTAAAGATGATGCACTAAGGAGTACAAAGAATGGGTTACACAAATAAGCAAAAAGAATATATTGTAAATGCTACCCATAGATGGAACATAAAGAGTGGTGCAGTTCGTTCCGGTAAAAGTTTTGTTGATGTTACTTTTATTGTACCTATGAGAATTAGGGAGAGAATAGGCAAAGACGGACTTTGCTTTATTATCGGTGTATCTAAAGAAACTATTGAGAGAAATGTACTTCAGCCAATGAGAGAACGATATACTTCTGATGTTGTTGGAACAATCAACAGTCGCAACATTGCTAAAATCTGTGGTGAAGATGTTTATTGTTTAGGTGCTGAAAAGGTTAGTCAGGTTGCAAAAATTCAAGGTGCTTCAGCTAAATATATTTATGGTGATGAAGTAGCAAAGTGGAATGAAGATGTATTTGCTATGCTAAAGTCAAGACTTGATAAGCCTTATTCTTGTTTTGACGGTAGCCTTAATCCTGAACACCCTACTCACTGGCTAAAACAGTTTATTGACAGTGATGCAGATATTTATTTGCAAGAATATACAATCTTTGATAATTCCTTTTTGTCTAAAGAATTTGTACAAAACTTGTGTAATGAGTATGAAGGTACTATCTACTATGATAGATTGATTTTAGGCAAGTGGGTTCGTGCCGAAGGTGCTATTTACCGTAAATTTGCCGACAATCCAAAAGCGTATTACTGTAAATTAGTTGATAGGATTGACCCTGATTTACCATATAAGCAGATACTAAAAAGCTCTTTACAAGAAGTAACAATTGGTATTGACTTTGGTGGTAATAAGTCAGGTCATGCGTTTGTTGCTACCGGTACAACTGATAATTACAGTGAACTGGTGGCAATTAGAAGTATAAGGCACTTTGGAGAATATGATAGTAACGATTTAGACAGACTGGCTATAGAATTTGCACAGTCTGTTTTTGATATGGTAGGAAAAGTTGATTATGTTTATTGGGATAATGCCGAAACTGTTTTAGGTAGAGGTATAAAAAGAGCCTTTGAGAAGAAATTTCCTAATGTTATTGTTAGACCGGCTAGGAAAATGCCTATACAAGACCGTATTCAATGCACATTGCGACTTATGGGAGCAGATAGGTTCTTTATTACAGATAGTTGTGATAGTTTGAAAAGAGCCTTGTGTGAGGCAGTATGGAACGATAAAAAGCTAAATGATGAAAGGCTTGATGACGGTTCTACCGATATTGATAGTCTTGACGGTTTTGAGTACACCTTTGAAAGAAATATGAAAAGGTTTATAAAGGTGGGATAAAATGGGACTACTAAATTTTTTGAAAGGAGTGTGGAGCAGAGTGTTTCCAACAAAGCTAAGAAGTATTAAGAATGCACTTAATATTGATATTGCTTTAACTGATGAAATGTTAAAGTCTATTGATGTGTGGCAGAACAGTTATTCAGGCAGAGCCTTGTGGCTTGATGAATATCATGTTGTCAGTTTAAGACTTGAAAAGTCCATTGTAAGAGAATTTAGCAATGTTTCTTTGTCTGAAATGACTTCAAGTGTCAGTTACAAGCCACTTGATGAAATATACAAGAAAGCAATTAGAAACATTAACACACACTTTCAAAGAGGTTTAGCCACCGGTGCTATGATTATAAAGCCTTTAGGTGGCAGTAAAGTTCAGTTTGTTTCTGCCAATGCCTTTATACCTGTTGAATACGATACTGACGGAAGACTGATTAAAGTTATATTTCCTGAATTTAAAAAGCTAGGTAACAAGTTCTATACAAGACTTGAATATCACGACCTAGATAAAGACAAGGGACTGACAATTACTAATTCTGCCTATGTGTCTGACAGTGAAAGCACATTAGGCAATAAGATACCATTAAGCAGTATTGAAGAATGGACAGACCTAGAAGAAAGTATCACATATCCCACAATGAATAGAACTGCTTTCGGCTATTATCGTAACCCTATTGACAATGATATTGACGGCTCTATGACTCCTATTTCTGTATTTGACTCAGCACTTCCCATTATTCAGAAAGCAGATATTCAGTTCGGTAGGCTTGATTGGGAGTTTGAAAGTGGAGAAAGAGCTATACATATTGATGAATCAGCACTAAAAGGTAATAGAGTAGCAAAGTTAAATAAAAGGTTATATCGTAGTGTTGACCTTGATGATAATGAGGGTATTTTACAGGACTATTCGCCGACAATCAGACAAGTTGATATTAAAGCCGGACTAGAGGCATACAAAAGAGAAATTGAGTTTTCTGTTGGTCTTGCTTATGGTGACTTGTCCGATCCGGCAACAGTTGCAAAAACTGCAACGGAAATTAAGTCGGCTAAAGACAGAAAGTATAACACAGTCAATGCAATTCAGGAGAATTTAAAGGACTGTATGGAGGACCTTGTGTATGCTTTAGCTTTTTATAATTCAATGACTACAAGTGGTTACAAGTTTGTTTGTGATTTTAAGGATAGCATTAAGACAGATGAAGAAACAGAAAGAAATCACGATATACAGGACCTTAATCTAGGTATCTTAAGACCTGAGGAATACAGAGCAAAGTGGATGGGTGAAGACATTGACACAGCTTTACAGAACCTACCACAAAAAGCTGAGGTGATAGAATGAGTAATTCAATTATTATTACAACAATTATTTGTGTTACAGTTATTGTACTGGCTTTTATAGGTAAAGATTAATGCAAATTACTGAGAAGGATATAGAGTCTGTTCCTCAGCCTATTGTGAGCCTTTTTAATGACCTGGAACAAACTATTATGCTTGACATTATTAGACGGTTACAGGCTAATAATAAGGAGATTACAAGGTCAGCAGATTGGCAAATTAACAGACTTTATGAATTGGGAAAAAGTAAAGAAGAAATAAAGAGTTATATCAAGAACACCTTGAACCTATCTGATGAACAGATAGACAAGGTGTTTTCTAATGCTATAAGAAGTGGTTATGCAAGAGATATAAGCCTTTATGAAACAGTAGGTAAAAGTTTCATACCATATGAAGATAACTTACAACTTCAACAACTTGTTACATCAATGATAACTCAGACTAAAGGAGAGCTAAAGAACATTACCGGTTCTTTAGGCTTTGCACTTAGAGAGCCTAACTCAACTAAGCTAACATATACACCACTTACAGACTACTACCAAAGCACTCTTGACAAGGCAATAACTCAGATTGCAACAGGTGCATTTGATTACAATACTGTACTGAGAAATACAGTGAAAGAAATGACTAACTCAGGACTAAGGTACATTGACTATGATAGTGGTTACAGCAGTAGAGTATCGGTAGCAGTAAGGAGAGCAGTCCTTACAGGTTATAATCAGGTAGTGGCAAATATCAATGAGAGTAATGCAGAAAAACTTGAAACAAACTATTTTGAAACTACTTATCATAGTGGTGCAAGACCTACCCACCAACCTTGGCAAGGTAGAGTGTATAGCAAGGAAGAATTAGTTTCAGTTTGTGGACTGGGTACAGTAACAGGGCTTTGTGGTGCTAACTGTTATCACAACTATTATCCATTTATTAAGGGTGTATCGGAAAGGACTTATACAGATGAAGAACTAAACCGAATGAACCAAGAAGATAATGAGAAAAGAGAGTTCAGAGGTAAAAGCTACACAAAGTATGAGGCTCTGCAAAGACAAAGAAAACTAGAAACCATAATGAGAGCAGAAAGACAAGAAATAAAACTGCTTACAGAGGGTGGTGCCGGTGAAGATGACCTAATGGCAGCCAATGCACGGTACAACAAAACCTCAGACGAATATGCAAGACTTTCAAAGGCTATGAACCTACCACAACAAAGACAAAGAATAAATATTGACGGACTGGGAAACATAGGTGCTAAGCTAGATAAAAGTAATAAGGTGGCTAAGAGTAACGGTACAAAGACTATTGAAAATGGTGTACATAAACTTTCTGATTCCGGTGACAACACCAACTTTGAAAAAACTATACAAAACAGTAAATCAAATATTGAAAAAAGTAACGATAGTGGTATAATAGAATTTGAAAAAGGTGTAACTAAAGATGTTAAGAAAATCTTTAATACTGAATATGAGAATATGCAACAGAAGTTTGGAAACATATCTACCATATCTTCTGTTGGTGTTCTTAGAGATAGTAATTTGAGTACATATGGCTCATACAATGATAATTCAAGAGAATTAGTGTTAAGATTTGCTAATAAGAAAAGTTTTGTATCAGAACACACTAAAAAAGCAAAGAAAATGAACAAGTCCGGTGAATGGTCAACTGCACATTATTTACACGCTATAAGGCACGAAATAGGTCATGCAATTCAGCTTGAACATAAACTGAATGACCCATTGTGGAATGAAAAATTAAAAGCAATACAGGATATAATGCGTTCATTACCTGAATATGATAACAATAAATTTAAAGGTAAATATACCGTATCAAAATATGCTATGCAAGATATAAATGAATTTATATCTGAATGTATTGCAGAAAGTATGAATAAGAAGGCAAAATACACATCTAAGCAAGTTGCAAATATCATTAAGGGGGATAAATAATTATGACTGAGATATTTAATAAGTATATAAAATGGTCTCATTTGGATAATACTTGTCATAGACGGCTAAATAGAGATGCCCCGGAATACATTAAAGATGAAGTAAGAAAACTTGATGATGAGTATTATAAAAAAACAGGAAGGCATAAAATGATTGTTGATTATGATGATGAATAACGATTGTCTAGACTATTAGTTTTTATACTTTTTATGTTTCGTGACAAAATACTGCTACTTAAGCACTTTACATTTTGTAAGGTGCTTTTTTTATACCCAAAATTACAAATATTGACCGTTCCTAAGTCGTTAAACTAAGGATAGAAAGAGGTGCTACCTCGTTAAAAAGCGTATCGAAAGGAGCTATTATGCAAAGAAAATTTTTAGAAGATTTAGGACTTGATAAGGATAATATTGATAAGGTTCTGAATCAGTACAACCAAGATTTAGAAAAGGCTAAACAACCACTTATTGTGGAAAGAGATAGCCTAAAGGATCAGCTAGAGACTGCACAAGATGCACTAAAAGAATTTGATGGGGTTGATGTTAAGGACTTACAAGGTAAAATTGATAGTCTTAACACAGAACTTGCAAACAAGGACAAAGAGTACAAGGATAAAATTGCAGATATGGAGTTTACTTCTGTACTTGATACGGCTTTATCAAAAAGTGGTGCAAAGAACAGTAAAGCTGTTAAGGCTTTGCTTGACCTTGACAACCTTAAAACATCAAAAAATCAAGCAGAAGATATTGAAAAGGCTATCAAGGATGTAAAGACAGAAAATGACTATATGTTCAAGTCAGATGAGCCTTTCAAAAATCCGGTAAAGAATACCGGTAACACAAATATTAAACCTGACTCAATGTCAGCCATTAGGTCTGCTATGGGTTTAGGTGAACCAAAAGAAGATAAATAATTAAGAAAAGAGGTTTTATTTTATGGCAAATACTATTGAATTAGCAAAATCCTATGTGCCACTCCTTGATGAAGTGTATAAAAATGCTGCACTTACTTCTGATTTAGATGGTGCGTCAGAACTTGCACAAGCCGGTGCTAATGCTAATGAACTAATTATTCCAATGATTGAAATGGACGGTCTTGCTAACTATGACCGTAACAGTGGTTATATTAACGGTGATGTAACTATTAAGAATCAGACAGTAGCTTGTAACTACGATAGAGGCAGAAAGTTTACTGTTGACAGTATGGATAATATTGAAACTGCCGGTATTGCATTTGGCAGACTTGCAGGTGAGTTTATCCGTACTAAGGAAGTACCTGAACTTGATGCATTTAGATTTTCTACATACTCAGGTATCAAGGGTATTTCTTCTGCATATGGTAGCCTTTCTACAGGTGACAGTATTATTAAGGCTCTTCGTACTGCTACTGCAAAGATGGATGATGACGAAGTACCTACAGATAACAGAATTCTGTACATCCGTTCAGACCTTTACGGTGTAATTGATGATATGGATACAACAAAGTCAAGAAAAGTGCTTGAAAGATTTTCTAAGATTGTTCCTGTACCATCATCAAGATTTATGACTAACATTACACTAAATGACGGTAAGACCAGTGGTCAGGAAAAAGGTGGTTATGCTAAGTCAGCAAAATCTGTTGACATTAACTTTGAGATTATCCATAAGTCAGCAGTAATCCAGTACACCAAGCACAAAGTACCTAAGATTATTGACCCTAACGCAAACCCTGATGCAGACGCATGGACTTTTGGTTATCGTAATGTTGGTATTGCTAAGGTGTATCAGAACAAAGTAGCAGGTATCTACTGTCACACAGTAACACAGAACACAGCTACTCAGTCAGTATCTGAATAAGAGGTAAAGCAGTATGATGATTTATGCAAATATGGATTTTTATAAAAATAAATATCAAGGTGCAGTCATTAATACTGCTAACCCTTATGTTTATTTCCGTAAAGCAACTAACTATATTAGGCACTATAGTTGTGACAACATTGATGAGGGCGATATACCTGAACAAGTAAAAATGTGTTGTTGTGAAGTAGCTGAACTGCTTTATCATGCAGAACAAAATAGTAGTAACTATGTAACCTCTGACAAGACAGGTGATATGTCAGTTACATATGAAAGTACAGAAAGCCAAAGACAGGTTTTGTCAAAGAAAATTAAGTCTGTAATTTATATGTGGCTAAGTGGTACAGGTTTACTGTACAGAGGTGTAAAGTGATTACTAATTTTAAATGTACAATATATCATTTTAATGGGGTGGGGTACAGTAAGTTTTATGTACCCCATTGTCATTGGCAAGAGAACAAGGCGAGTAATGTTATGAAAAGTGGTTTACAGCATGCTGACAGTGTAACTGTATATATACCACTTGATAGCCTTGTAATTACTCCTAGCAGTAGCTTGTTACCGGCTAATGATGTTTTCCCAGGAATGAAGATTGTGCCTAAGAAACCTTCACAAGACCTTATTGTAAAAGGTTATTGTGACTTTGAATTTAATAATACCGACCCAAAGACAGTATCGGAAAGTATGAAAGAGTTTAACAAGTCTTTTAGTTACAACACTATTATGACAATAGACATCAAGGACTATGGTGCTAAAAGGTTACAACACATCAAGATTAGTGGAAAGTAGGTGAATGTGTGATTATTAGTCAGCCGCAAGATAACACAATTAACACACCTAACGGAAGTTTAAATTTTAAATGGCGTAGTGACTTTGGTTCTTTAACCGAAAAAGAATTTCAAAAGGCACAAAGGTTTGTAGACAATGAAGTTATAAGGCAGATGATACCATACACACCTATGGATACAGGCTTTCTGTTTAAGTCTGCCACAGTAGGTACAGTTATTGGTAGTGGTAAGGTTGTACAGTTAGGACCTTATGCAAGGTATTTATACTATGGTGTTGTTTATGGTCCTAATATTCCACTATACAAGAATGGTGAATTGGTAGGTTTTTACAGTCCACCAAAGAAATACCCTACCGGTAGAGAATTAAAGTATTCAACTGCTAAGCACCCTCTAGCCGGTAAAATGTGGTTTGAACGAATGAAAAAGGATAAGAAGGATGTTATCTTGAACGGTACTGCAAAAATTTTAGGTGGTAATGTGAAATGAACATAATTGAATTAGTAAAGTCAGCTTTGCAGAGTTTTCCACAAATTAACAAGGTTTGTAATGAAATCTCCATTGACTTTACAGATGACACAATTGATAGTTACGGACTATCTTCAACAGGTGATACATTGCTAAAAGAAGATATTTTAGGTAATCAGACAAGACAACATAACTTTATTCTGTATGCAGTGTATCAGTCCGTTAATGACTATGACAGAATGGTAAATACAGGTGCTTTACTCTCACTTCAAATGTACCTTGAACATTTTGCAGATAATCAAGAAGTTACTGTCAAGGTGGGTGACAATGAGTATATAGGCACTCTAACAAAGTTAACTTGTTCAAATGGTATGATTTACGAAATACCAAATGGCAATATGAATAACGGTGTGGTATATCAGCTACAGATTATATCACAATACAAAATTGATTTTTAATGAAAGAAGGTAATATTATGGCAGAAACAAAAGCAGTAAGTGGTACACCCGGCAAGTATTCAGGTAAGCTAAAAAGAAGTTACTTAATGCACTACATTGATGCTAGTTTTGGGAGTCAGACACCTAGTTGGTTCCTAATCGGTAGAGATATTGAGGAACTATCAATGGAACTAAATCCGGAGGCAGACTCAAAGAATATTCTTGACCAAACTATTGATAATGGTTACGCACCAACTCTTGGTGTAGAAACATACTATGCAGACACAGAAGATGAAATCTTTGACAAGCTAAAAGACATTGCTATGAATAGACTTACAGGAGAAAATTGCAGAACAAAAATTCTTGAAGTGCTTATTGATAACAATGCTACTATTGATGCATCAGGTGCAGTTACAGGTGCTAGTGCTTGGGTAGAGGATTGTTTTGTAAAGCCACAGTCTTACGGTGGTGCAGGTGGTAACAATAGTGGTGTAAATATTCCTTACAATATTTCACTTGAAGGCAATCGTCAGAAAGGTACTGTTGCTATTACTAACAAAGTACCAACATTTACAGCAGTATAAGGAGAAGTCTAATGAACAATTTAAGTTTTGATGTTGGATATAAAGAATATTCTATTAACGGTGATGAAAGTAGAATTTTGCGTATTAAAATGACCGATTATGCGATTTTTGATAGATTCACAAAAGGAATGAAACAAATTGATAAGATTGCAAAAGAGTATGAAAATTCTACTGCAAATACATTTGATGAGGCGAATAATCTTTTCGTAAGTGTAGATAGAAAAATCAGAAAACAAATAGATTTCATTTTTGATGGTGATGTTTCTGATATTATCTTTGGTAATACTAACTGTATCAGCATTGCCGGTGGTAAACCTGTTTTTCAGAATTTTTTAGAGGCAATTCTTCCTTCTATAAAAAAAGATATTGGGGTAGAGCAACGAGAAATCGCTGAAAAGGTACATAAGTACACATCTAAAGTAAAATGATTGGTGAACTTCCTAAAAGCCTGGAAATCGACAATGCAACATATGAAATTAATTCAGATTTCCGTGTTGCATTGTTAATATTTCAAGCATTCAATGACCCTGAACTAGACCAATATTGTAAGGCTTTAGTATGTCTAAAGTGTTTGTATAAAGAAGTACCGGCTAATACAGAACAAGCTATTAAAAAGGCAATGTGGTTCCTTGATGGTGGAGATATTCCAAAGTCTCAACATCAAAGGAAAATACTTGATTGGGAACAAGATGAAAGTATAATCTTTCCGGCTATTAATAAAGTAGCCGGTTACGAAACAAGAGAAGTTAAGTACCTTCATTGGTGGACTTTTCTAGGTCTATTTAATGAAATTGGAGATGGCTTGTTTTCACAGGTAATGAACATTAGAGGTAAGAAGTCTAAAGGAAAGAAACTTGAAAAGTGGGAGAGAGAATTTTACAGTACCCACAAAGAGTTAATAGACCTAAAGAGAAAAGCTACTTCACAAGATGAACAACAGGAATTGGATTTTATTAATAGTATATTTTGAATATTTATGAAAAATATGTTGACTTTCACCGAATTATGATTTAAAATGTAATAAAATTATAAAATGAGGTGGAATTTCACAATGAATAATTTAATGAAAAATTCTCAAAAACATAATGGGACTAAGAAACCGTTTTATAAGAAGTGGTGGTTCTGGGTTATTGTTGTAGTTATCGTTATTTCTATCGGAGCCGGTTCTGCCCGTAATGGAAATAGCAGTAAAGATACTGATAATAAAGAAACAACAACGGTTAGTACCAGTGCAGTAGAAACTACAACAGTGCAACCAACACCAAAGGCAAAAAAGAAAGTATCAGCTAAAGCTTACAAAAATAATTGTAAGACACTTTCTTTCAAAGATTTGTCCAGAAATCCTGACAAGCATAAAGGTGAGAAACTAAAATATACAGGTAAGGTTATTCAGGTACAAGAAGATGAACATTGGCTTGATGACAAAACTACTGTTGATTTAAGAATTAATGTTACTAAAGACGAATATGGTCTTTGGGATGATACTATTTATGCAACTGTTGAATTACCAAAGAATGCAGATAGAATTCTTGAAGATGATATAATCACCATTTGGGGTGAATGTGACGGTAAGTATTCTTACACATCAGTCCTTGGTTCTGATGTTACATTGCCAAAGATTAATATTGAGTATTACAGTGTAAAATCAAAATAAAAAAACTAGCCACTCTGTGCGATAGAGTGGCTAAAATTTTATAAAAAGCCTCTTGACTTTTCGGCTGACAAATATTATAATGTATTTAGTGGCAGACAAAAAGAGGTGATAAAGTGAGTCCACGAACAGGCAGACCTAAATCTGAAAATCCTAAAAATACAAGAATTACTGTAAGGCTAGACAAAAAGCACACAGAAATTTTAGAAGCCTACTGCAAAGAAAAAAATGTTGAAAAAGCTGAGGCTATCAGAATAGGAATTTTAAAATTAAAGTCTGATATAAAAAAATAACAGTAACCGTCCCCGACCAAAGCGACTGGTTACTGTTATACACGACAGGTTACCCTATCTGAAATTCATTATATCATTTAGGGCAACTTCTGTCAAATTACAATTGATAGGAGTTTTTTTTATGGCTTGTGTAAAAAACACAATGGAAGTTATTAAGAATGTGCGTGGTACTATTAATCCGTACTATGATATGAGTTGTGCTAATCTTAACGATATTTATGCAAACAACAAGAGTTTATTTGATATGCTTTGTGATGCTTTTAACTTTGGTTATGCACAAGGTACTAAAGCAACTAAAGCTGAAATGAGAAAGGCGGTAAAATGATATGATGAATAGTGATATACAAACTTTTGAAAATTCTGAATTTGGTAGTATCAGAATAGTTGAAATTGAGAATGAACCATATTTTGTTGGTAAAGATGTGGCTGATGTTTTAGGTTATAACAATACTAAAGACGCATTATCAAGACATGTTGATAGCGAAGACAAAACCGTAATCCAAAGGTCGGAAAACACGACCTTAGAAATTCCTAATAGAGGATTGACAGTCGTAAATGAATCCGGTCTTTACAGTCTTATCTTATCAAGTAAGCTACCGACTGCAAAGAAATTTAAGAGATGGGTAACATCTGAGGTTCTTCCATCTATCAGAAAGCATGGTGCTTATATGACATCTGCAACGATAGAACAGGCAATTTTGAACCCTGATACAATTATCAAATTAGCTACGGCTCTTAAAGAAGAACAAAGCAAGAATAAGCAACTACAAGCAGTTAATTCTGAATTGGCTGTAAATAATCAAATAATGAAGCCTAAAGCTGATTATTTTGATGAATTAGTTGACAGAAATCTTTTGACTAATCTAAGAGAAACGGCTAAGCAACTTGAAATCAAGCAAAAGGATTTTATCAACTTCTTGCTTGAAAAGAAATACCTTTATCGTGATAAGCGTGGAAAACTTATGCCTTATGCTAAAAAGAATAATGGTTTGTTTGAAGTAAAGGAAGTTTATAACGATAAAACAAAATGGTGTGGCACTCAAACACTTGTTACACCTAAAGGTAGAGAAACATTTAGATTATTATATCTAAAAACAGCATAATTTTTTATTTGAATTTAGCGTACATCAAGTGGTGTACGCATTTTTTATATCCATTTTTAGGAAGGAGGGGTTGTATGGCAAGTGATGGTTCTCTTATATTTAATACACAAATTGATAAAAGTGGTTTTAATAAAGGTACTCGGACTATATCCAATGGATTAGGAACTTTAAAATCTTCCTTTGTAAAACTAGGAACAACAGTGGCTGCTGTATTCAGTATTAGCAAACTTATATCTTTTAGTAAAATAGCACTTAATACAGCATCTGACTTAACGGAAGTACAAAATGTTGTTGATACTGCGTTTGGGTCAATGAGCAATAAAATGGAGACTTTTGCCAATAAGGCAGTTAATAGTTTTGGTATTTCAAAATTAACTGCAAAACAAACCGGTTCAACTTTTATGGCAATGGCTAGATGTATGGGGTTAGCCGAGAAGAATGCAAGTGATATGTCTATTGCTTTAACGGGTTTATCTGCTGATATGGCATCATTTTATAATGTTGACCAAGAAATATCTAGTACTGCCCTTAAATCCATCTTTACAGGTGAAACAGAAACATTAAAACAGTTTGGTATTGTAATGACCGATGCAAACTTACAGGCTTTTGCATTATCACAAGGTATAACAAAATCTACTTCAGCAATGACACAAGCTGAAAAAGTACAGTTGCGTTATAATTTTGTAATGCAACAAACACAATTAGCACAGGGTGACTTCGCTAAAACACAAGGAAGTTGGGCAAATCAAACTCGTATTTTGTCAGAAAGATGGAAAGAACTGGCCGGGACAATAGGAACAGTACTAATTAATATACTTCTTCCGGCAGTAAAAACTATAAACGATGCATTATCAAGTTTAATAGCTTTTGCAGATAAAGCAGTAAAAAGATTATCTAAAATGTTTGGGTGGAGTGAGGATACATCTAATTCAACATCTAATATTAGCAAAAATGCACAATCAAGTGCAGATAATATAGATAAATCTACTAAAGCTCAAAAGTCATTGACTAAAGCCGTAAACAATACAACTAAAGCAAATAAAAAGAATAATAAAGAATTAAAAAATGGTATTGCAAATTATGACCAACTAAATATTCTATCCCAAAATACAAGTTCTAATAGTGCTAAAAGTGATAACGCTAATGGTAATTTAGTTCCAATGAATACCACCAAATATCCTAATGTAGGAAGTGAAATTGGGAAATCTGTTGGCAAAGGTATTTCAGATAGCTTAACTAATGCTTTAAAAGATTTGTACAAAAAATGTGGATTTGATACCTTTTTAAATAACATTCAAAAAGGTATTGATTCTGTTGATTGGTCGGCTATTGGAAATAATTGCAAAAATATTTTTAAAAAATCAATACCAATAGCCAAAGCTTACTTAGAACAAGTACAAAATGTCAGCAAGTCAGCTTTAGGAGCAGTTGGTTCATTTGTTGGTGGTATAGTTCAGGTGGGAGGTAAGCAATTACAGACCCTAACAGGTGGTATTAGTAAGTGGCTTACAACGAATCAAGGAAAAATAATAGGATTTATCAACACTATTGGTACGCACCTCTCAAATGGGTTTGATAATTTATCAACTTTCTTTGATGGAGCATTTGACCTACTGGGTGATAGCATTGATAGGGTTAGACCAACTATGGAAAATGCAATATCTAATTTGCTATCAGGTATTACAGATTTAGCTGGTGGAGTTGGTACAATTGTATCTGATAGTTTTGAAATTGCAACAGGAAAATTAGTTGAATGGGTTGAACAGGATAGTGAAACTATTGGGACATTTTTTGATAATGTTCAATTGCAGATTGCTGATGTTTTATCTTTAGTGGGTACTGTTTTTAGTGACATAGGCACCTTCTTATCCGAATGGTGGGAAAGTGACGGCTCATCTGTGTTTAGTAACATATGCGATATGTTTACAAATATTGGTACTACTCTTATGAATGTTTATAACGAATGGATTAAACCGGCATGGGACGCTATTGTTGATATTTTTCAATCAGCCTGGGATAATTGCTTAAAACCAATCTTCGAAAAGGCAGTCTCATTTTTCGGAAAGTTAGGGGATTGTATTTCAGCAATTTGGAATAACTTTTTATCACCTATTGTTAATTTTCTTGTTAAAACTTTTGGACCTGTTTTTACAAATATCTTTAAGGCCATTGGTGGTGTGTTTAACACAGTATTCACTGTGATTGGTGATGTTGTCGGTGGTATTTTAGATGCTCTTGGGGGTTTGCTTGACTTTATTACAGGTATTTTTACTGGAGATTGGAAAAAGGCTTGGAACGGTATCAAAGACTTTTTTAAAGGAATTTGGGACGGCATTTGGGGCATAATCAAGGGTGTTATCAATTTAATTATTGATGGTATTAATATGCTTTGGACTGGTATTTATAATGCAGTGTCGGCTATCGTTAATGCAGTTGGTGGAATAGCCGGTGCTATCGGTGATGTGTTTGGGCAAGATTGGAATTTTTCCATGCCTGAAAAAGTTCCGTTAATTCCTAAGTTAGCTACCGGTACTGTTGTTCCGGCATCTCACGGTGAATTTTTAGCAATGCTTGGTGATAACAAAAGAGAAACTGAGGTTGTTTCCCCATTATCAACAATGAAACAAGCATTTTTAGAGGCTATGGCTGAGGGTAACTTTGGTGGTAATGATAAGGATATTAACCTTACCATTAATCTTGATGGTGAAGTTATATTCAAAGGAATGGTTAATAAGGACAGTGACTACCGTAAAAGGTTCGGCAAGTCTGCATTTGCATAGGTAGGTGATTTTATGGCTAATTTTGATTTTGATAAATTTAACGGTACTCTAATTTATATTGGTAAAGTAGTAAACGCAAGTGAAGTTGATTATACACCATTCCCACACGACCTGATGGCTAAGGAATCATATCAATCAACACCATTACAAAGAACTGAACTAAAAGCCTATAGAGATACCAAGAATAAGTTACATAGAGTCACCTCACCAAACTATAAGTCTAAAATAGTGTTTCAGACAATACCACTTCACCTAAAACAACTAAAGTCAATCAGGAAAATACTTAACAATGCTTTTATTCACAAGCAACAAAGAAAGCTATATGTAATGTATTGGGATGAAGAATTAATGAAGTATCGCAAGATGGTTTGTTATATGCCTGATATTACATACACAACAAAAGTAATTAAAGGTACAGACATAGAGTACAAGGCTCTTGAACTTACCTTTATTGAGTATTGAGGTGATGTGATGATTACAGTAGATAGCAAAATTAAGGACCATATTATTAATGACCTTGTGGAAAATACAGTTGAAATTCTTTTTCCTAATAACTCAGATATAGCAACAATCACAATGGATAATATTGTTGAAGAAAGTATGACCCTCAAACAGTCAATATGCAGTGAAAGTACATTGAAGTTTGGGGGTTGCATAGCCTCTGAGTTTACTATTTCTGTGTGCGATACTGAGGATAGAATTTTCAGTAATAAATTAAAAGGCAAATGGATATATGTTAGACTAACTCAAAGTTATCTAGGTGACTATATCTATCCGTCAAGTACTCTGTACCCATCAGCTAAAATCTATCCCGGTAGGCAGGTACAAGAAAAAACATGGAATTTGTTTTGTGGTTATGTTGATAAGTTTCAGCGTGATGGAGATGATAAGCACATTTATAAACTTACTGCATATGACTATATGGCAAAGCTGAACCAAAAGGATGGAACAAAAAGTTTATTCGAGGAATGGCAGAATGCTACATTCAGACCACTAGGAACTGTAATGTCTGACTTTATTAACTTAACTTATCATCCATCAGTAAGTGAAACATCAGGTATTTTAACAAACACTTTTAGTACCAATGGAGTTAATTACAAAATATATAATTTTAAAACTAGGAATGGTCATTGGTTATTGGATAAGAACAATCTAGTAACATCCGGTAGCGTACTAAGGGATTGTTGTGAAATGATAGGTGTATTTGGTTTTATATCTCCTTTTTCTGATGCATTAGAGAAGAAAGGCGATACTGTAAAAGGCAATTTTGGGTTGGTTTATATATCACCTACAGACTCACCTGAAGTATATGACTTTTATGAGGATTTAAGCTATGAGGATTACATAGTAAAGGGCTATACTGATTTTAAATGGAAGTATGGTGGAAATCTTGACGGAAAGACAACCGAAAAAGAAACTACATTTAGACCGGGCAATACGGAAATACCGGACAATGAAACAAAAGTATATGACTTAACGAAAAATGTAATTTGCTGGCAGAATGAAGATATGAATACATCTAATTGGCATATACTTAATGACTTGTACAATTACAAGAATAATAAAGGTGACCCTAGTGACATTACAAAAAGGTTTTATAACTGTAGTTACACCCCATTTACTGCCACAACAGATGGCAGACCTTGGGTACAGGTTGGGGACAATGTACAGTTTAATGTGTATGAAACTGATGTAAATGGTGCTCCATTATACGAAAACGGTAAACAGAAAATGACAGTAGTTAAAAGTGTAATCCTGTCAAGAACCCTTAGTGGTATTCAAGCCTTGACAGATACATTAGAGGCGAAAGGAGAATTATAATGAGCTATAAAAAAGTAGGTTGGGAAGATGCCCCATCATCAAACACACCGATTTTATCGGTAAGTTTGAATCAGATGGATGACGGTATTGAAAAAGCAAACAAAGGCATAGTCTTTAGCTACTCTGCAACCTTCAATTCTGATGGTGTGCTAAAGAACACAACATCAACAGAAGCATTGGGTACAGGTAGTTTTGCGACAAGTCAGACAGATATTGTAACAGTATTTGTTGCAGATAATGTTACAAAAATTAATAATGGTACATTTGGTGGGTGTACCTCACTAAAGACTATCTATATTGATAACACAGTTGGCAATGTGGATATTGTGAGTGGTTCAGTACCATCAGGTGTTAGTATCGTGTACTCAAATGATGATAACTTCATTAATGTAAATGAACTATTAGCAAGTGCTATTAGGTCGCTGAAGAAACAAGTAAATGCAGATAAGTCTAATTGGGAGAAAAGAGCAACAAGTATTGAAGCTCAGCACAAAACAGATGTACAAGCACTAACCGACAAGGCTAATAGCATTGTTGAACAGGCAAATACTGATAGGCAGAATTTTAATAACAGTGTTGATGAAATCAATACCAAGTTAGAAACTAAAGAAAATGTATCTAATAAGGTAAGTGTGATTACACATCCCAGTTTAGACTATTATCCTGACACCAAAGCAGTATTTGACTATGTGAACAGTAAGTTAGAAACACCTCTATCAGACATTGAAAGTTTGAAATCCGGTAAGCTTGATAAAGCTGATTTTAATGCATACAAGACAAACAATGATACAGCAGTAAAGAAGAATGCTACGAATATTGCCCAAAATGCTACGAATATTGCCCAACTAGACAAAAGCAAAGCAAATCTAGTGCAAAGTTATAATCTTTTTGATTGGTCGATTTTAAATGGTAAAACTGCCAATGGATTAACTGCAACGGCAACAGATGATGGAGGGTATCATATCACAGGTACACCAACGAAAAAATATGTGTCAATGTTAGTAAAGTCAATATCATTAGAAAATGGGGAGTATTACATTACTAGTGGTAAGACTACTAATAGACAAAGCAACTGTTATAGCCAAATCACATTAGTTGACAAAGATAAAAAAGAAACTTACTATTCTGAAAAGTCATTTACGGTAAGCAACGAAAATCTGAGTGAAATTATACTGTCAGTCCAAACTGGTACACTTCTTAACTATATTGATGTAGTCTTACACCCTTGCTTATACAAAGCTAAATATAAAGATAATATGCCTCTATCCTACAATATCGAAAGAAGTACATTAGAGTTAGCAAATCAATTACAGCCTTATATTTGTAATACTATGTCTAATTCGCAAATTAAAGTTACAACAGACAAGTCAACTAGCATTGTACTTAATGACAGTAGTGATTGTAACATTGTTGGGTTAACTTTGTACGGTAAATCAACTCAAAGTGCAATACCTACACCAACCAATCCCGTTGCTATTAATAGTGTTGAAAATCCAAGTATTACATTTAGTAATAAAAAAAGTTCTCAAAACTTGCAATTAAACTATATATTAAGAGGTGTAGACAATACTTGTGATGTGTTGACAATTAATAGTGACGGCACAGGCTTTATCACAGAAAAATTACAGCAGTTAGTTTTGCTGAGTAGTGATTTTGATAATCTGAAAGAAAATCCAAGTGGCACAAACACCCATAGATGTACATTAACATTATCAAATTCAACGCAATGGGCTAATAGTTCTGTTAAATATGCACCACTTTGTAATGTACTTCAATTCTTTGCTTTTGCCGGTACAGAAAAATATCCTTGTTTTGATATAAGAACAAATACATTGTATGTTGACTTAGGTTTATCACTTAACGATACAAAAGCAACACTAAAGAATTGTGCTGATGAAAATAACGGTATTGTTTTAGTTGGGGTAAAGCAAACACCGACAGTTATAAATTTAACTAATGAACAAATTAATGGATTTTTGAATTTACATATGTATTATCCAAGCACAACTGTTGTATCAGACTGCGACAGTCAGCTAACTTATATTGCTGATACAAAGAATTACATTGACAACAAGTTTAATGAGTTAGCAACGGCTCTTGTTGCACACGAAAGTGAGGTGATGTAATAATGTTTAGCTTACATGATTTTGTTTTTAAGACTTTAGAAACAATGAAGAACAGACTTGATGAGTACCAAGTCAGAGCATACGCACTAAGCTGGTATAGTAAGTCAGTCTTGACAGATGAAGATATGCTGACTATCGACAGTTGGTACACAGTTGAAGAAACTGAAACAACTAACGAAGATACAGAGAACTCAAACAGTGACTTTGAAGATGTCACAACAGATAAGGAGAATTAAGATGAAAGAATGGATTTGTACTGCTATTGGTGCAGTAGGTGGACTTTTTGCATGGTTGTTTGGTGGTTGGGATACTGCTCTGGTAACACTATGTTTATTTATGGCTATTGACTATGTGTCAGGTCTTGTTGTTGCAGGTATATTCCACAATAGCAAGAAAACATCATCAGGTGCATTAGAAAGTAAAGCCGGTTGGAAAGGCTTGTGTAAAAAGGGCATGACCCTATTGTTCGTATTAATTGCATACAGACTGGATTTAGCAATTGGTACTAGTTACATAAGAGATGCCGTAATCATTGGTTTTATGGCTAATGAACTAATCTCTATCGTAGAAAATGCCGGTTTAATGGGTTTACCATTACCGGCTATTATTAATAAGGCTATTGATGTATTACAGAACAAAGGAAAGGATGATAACTA